TGATTCTAATGTTGAATTCTTGATAAGAGTTTCGATTTCTTTTTTTACATCTTCAGTTAAAAACCATGTTGGTACTTCTTCCATGTTTAATCTTGTCTTAATCAATTCAACCTTCTCAGCTGTTGATGGTGTTCCATTCTCGCACCATTGCAATAACATCTTACCTGTTTGTTCTGATGGAATAAATTGTGGTTGGTCCATAAATAACCCTGTACGATCTTTTAGTGCAGTTGCATTGTGTCTGATGTCTAGTTCAATATTAGCGGTTAATTCGTACTCAAAACCCTCTCTTGTAACTTCTTTTAAACCAGCTTTCTCAACTTTCATCTTACCCCCGGCATCTTTAGTCATTTCGTAATCTTGCTTACGTCTTACGGTTGTAATCATGTGACATTTTGATTGTAGAATTGCATCAATGAAAGCTTGATGTCTTGGTGTTACTTTTGCCCAATCCTGGTACTTACCACCAAGTTGTTCCTGTATTTGTAAACAACCACCTTTTCCGTCCCATTCGTGTGTAATGGAATCAATAATGATTACATTCATTCCTGCATCTTCACAGGTCTTAATTGCATCAATATAACGTTCCGGTGAAAATGGTGCATTCAATGTCAATACATTGTAATTACCCATGTGTGCATACAGATCAGCACTGCCATTTTCTGTATCAATGATTGCGACTTTTGACAAGTCACCATTTGACAAACCCTTTGCAATAAGTATTGCAGAATAGGTTTTACCACCGCCTGATACTGCCGATAGGCCTAGACGGATTTTTGCTTTTGTTCTTGTTGCTTGACGTAACATGTTGTTTTTGTTTTAGTGAATAAAAAAGTTATTTCAAATCGTTTGCAATATTAATTACAAATTCGTTGATTTTTGAATTTAGTTTGATGTTGTTTTTTCTGCAGGTGATTAAAGATTCTGCATTAATTCTGAAGCCAGTGCTAATTGTTTCTTGTTTCTTTTTTCTGCCGGCATTTTTACGTTTGCCCCCATGCATTGTTTTCATATTAATTAGTTGATTTTAAAGCTTTATATCGTTTGTCCCAAATATCAATGAAGTAATCAAGATCATTTTCGTTGTTGAACTGATCATCATAAGCAACAATGTAATCAATCATTTTTCTTAATTCATTCTCAGTTTTAGATTTGAATATCTGTGATAATATTATTGCAAATGCATCATCTTCATTGTCAAATACAATTGATTTAATTGCTGCTTTTTGTAAGAACTTTGCAAATATGTAAACATAAATTGCAATAACTGTGATTGTAGTAATGGTTACTATTAACATAAATTAGGTTTAAAATAGGTTAAAAATATTGTGTCCTAAAAATGCAATCAACAATGAAATGATGACAATGATTGTTGCCTGTGTAGATGTGAATGATTCTTTTTGATAGTTAGTTTTTTGTTTCACGTGAAATAGTTTTAGTTTTTTGTAAATTGGTTTAGGTTGTAAATGTAAAGTAATGTTTTTATTCTGCAAAACTTTTTTCAAGTTTATTATAAAATTTGTTTTTGCCTTTGTTCCTGTGGAATGAAATTGGTTCCTGTTCCACCTACTTTGTTGATGAAGTCAACTTCAACTTTTGCGCTGTTTATAATGACTTGACCAACTTCGCAGATTGCTTTTGCACGGTCTAAATCCATTGGATTTTCAGTGTCTGATAATGCTTCCAGTGTAGCAAATAAATGATTGCGTAAATCTTCAATTTTGTTTTTCATTGATTTTCTTTTTTAGTTTGTTTTTTAATTTGATTAATTCTTGTATTTGTTCCGGGTATTGATGAATGGTATTTCTTAGCATGTTATCTGCTTGACTTATCAGCTGCAAATTATTGATGTCAAAGTTGTGCATATTATTATCTTTGAATATTACAACATGATTATCAGGTACTGGACCGTTTACGTTTTCGTAAACAACACGATGTTTTAAACGCCAATCACCATCAGCAAGTTTTACATAAGTGTAACCTTCATGATCTATACGGATTGCACCAACTTTTTTAATGTTGCCCGGTTTGTGACCAGGTTTAAACATTGTGCGCTTTACTTTCTCATACAATTCAAGTGGCATTTTTTTCCCTTTATTGTGTGATACTTGCCCCTTCTTAAATTGGAATTGTTTGCCTGCAGCTGTAAGTTTCTTTGCTTCAATTTCAAGCAATGCTTTCATGTGCTTGAATGATTTTCTTAATCCTAAATCATAAGCTTTGCCATTGACACCGCCGATTGGTCTGTTCATGATTGCAGCAATGTCTGCAGTTTTCATGTCGCTATAATTGTCTGTAAGGAATTTGATTTCTTGTTCGGTCCAAAAGTTTCTGTTCATAAAATATGTGCGTTGATTGGTCGCACCCCCACGTTTTTGGTAAGTTTAGAATATTATTAATGTATCAATCCATAAAGTAATTTGTTCTTCAACACTACTGTCAAATATTGATTTATGATACCTTGATTGAATATCTTCATGACTTGCATCATCACTTCTTAAATCTGTAATGTCATCAATCATTCTTGCATTCGTTGTATATTCTTCAAAACGATTTACATACACAAAACAATCTACTTCGTACATGACATCAATACTGATAATCCATTGTCCATATCCAAATTTTTTGTGTGAATATGTTAATTCAATTTGAAATTCTTGTTCTTTAAAATTGCTAATTGTTACTTTCATTTTGTTTAGTTTTAGTTTTTAATTGTTTTGTTTAGAATTCAAAAGTATAAGTAATATTTGAAAATGCAAAACATTTTTCAAAATAATTTTAAAAAAAAATCCCGGTGTAGAAACACCAGGATAACTTTTCATTCACTAAACTAAAATCTATAAAACGAAAACAAACACTATTTTTTAAAGTACAATTCTGCTTCTGCAGTTCTGCGCTTAGTCAATCCTTTTAACTCTGTTAACTTACCACCTACAGTTGCCTTGTTCCACTTTAAGAATTCATCTTTTATTGTCTGATCATTTGGGTTAAGTAATATCTTCTTTCTAAGTGTTGATTTAGTGAATGCACCTATACCAACATTATAAACAAATGATAAACAAGAATCAAACTGATTCTGATTCAAATTTAACCCATGCAAAGATATTGATTTGTTCTTTAATTCCCACATTAATAATTCATTTGCTTGCTGTTCATTGATAGTGTCATTTATGTTTATTTTACGTCCATCTGTATACATTGTTGAACCAAATCCAATGGTTACAACTGATGCAGGACATAAGTATGCTTTTGATTTATAACCTTCAAACATTTTTATAATGTTGATGCAGTTCTGTGATGCTGTCATAATTTTTTAAGTTGTAATACATTACACAATATCGAACATAAAAGTGCTATTATAAGCCACATTATCCAACGATTCTTTGTAGTCACTTTACTGTGTAGTTTACTGTTCTCGGTAATTAATTTATTACTTTCTTCATTACATTTGTTTAATTCAAATCTTACACTGGTTGTTTCAGCTGAATCTTTAATCACCTTCACAATCGTTTTAACAGGGTATTTTGATGCTATAATTACAGGCCTATTGATTAGTGTTGGTTTATTCTTTACAATCCAAATTGTGTCCTTTGGAAGTTCTTCATACTCATTTATTTTTATTGCAGAATAAACAGTATCAAAACTTGTAATTGTATCAACTTTTGATATTATACACGGAAATGTATCACGACAGAATTTAGCAAGTAGTTCAGGATGTTTTTCATTTATTTTGTCAAGTTTCTTGCTTGGATTACAAGACAAGATCATCCCCATCATCAACACTGGTATCAAATATTTCATTGTAGATATTATTTAAAGATTCACTAATTATGCTTATTGCTTGAAATTTTATTGTATTAACTATTGCTCGTTCATCTTCATTCATTAACCCAGTATCAAGTAGATCAATGGCCCCAAGTGAATTAAAAGCTGCTGCTATGTATTCACTACTTCTATCATAACATTCAAATTCAATTTCTTCATCTAACATAATTTGCCTTTTATGATTGAATAATTTTTAACCGTATAATCTCCATCGTTGGCAATTTGTATGTGTGCAAATCCATGCATTGTATTTCCAACCAATGGTGAATAATCTGCCCTTAATTCACATAAACATCCTGTACTCCAGCAACTGATTATTTTGCCATCTAAATCAGTTTCAGGATGATGTGAAGGTCTGTGCAGATGTCCGACAATTAAGGACTGCTTAGCCCTTAAGAATGCGCCACGTGATGGATTCACCGGTGTAAATGCACCTTTGAAAATATGATGACCATGTGTGATTGAAAGCTTTCCTGCTTTTACTAAAACTTTGTCATCAAGTATTTTCACTTTCACCTGATTAAGTTGTAAACGTTCTTCAAGATAAAAATAATCATCATCCCAAATTTCACGAACTTTTGAATGTAAAAACTTTTCCCATCTAATGCAATGATTACCTTTAAGCCAATATATTTCGGCCTTTGGAAATGCTTTGCGCAGCTGAACCAAGAATTCTTTTGTTGCATCAAATTCTTGCTTAATTGACCTTTTTTTAGGATTCGATTCGAACTTGCTAATAGTATGGCAATCCAACAGATCACCATTGATGAAGATAGTATTTACCTTTTCTTTTTTGCCATAATCCAAAGCTATAGTGACTGCAGGTATGTTATGGTAAGGAATATGCAGATCACTAATAAGAAGAATATTGTTGCAATGTATAGGCAAAATATAAGGTTCACGTTGTTCTTCATAAGATTCAGGTAAATTGTAAGGGTTTCTTGGTCTGCTTTCAGTCATATGAAATTCAGTATTTTTAAATTTTGTTTTTAATTTCTTACCACTTTTACCTTCAATATACCTTAATGCAGATCTACAATCTTCAACATTTTTAAAAACAAGTTTATTATCTGCATACATTACCCTTGCCAACTTTAAAGTTGGCATATTCGGAAACTCTTTCCTAAATTTTATTGCTATATTACTTCTCTCTGCCAAAAAATTTACCTGCTGAATTGGTGAATAAATTTTTCATGATGTAAGCAAGTGCTGTAGTTAATGCCATTGTACCAATTGCTTTCCAATCAAATGTCAATAATCCTGCTTCAACAGTTTGATAAACAATTGTAATTACTGATGATAAAACTGCCATTAATAGGCCCTTTAAAAAATCTGCTGTGTTAAGTGTTAAGAATGGACTGTTCATATTTATTTATTTATTTGGTTTCTAAATTTATGATTCTTGTTTCATGATTATCAATATCTGACTTTATCACTTCAATATCTTTATTAATGCCAACATTTGACATCAATATTTCTTCCATTTTCTTTTCAAACTTGTCAATCTTCTTAATAAAGATATTGCTTACAAATGCAACCAGTGCAAATATTGCTGTCATTAATACGTTTGTCAATTGTGCGTTATCCATTGTTTTAATTTTTATAAAATTTAATCTTCATATTCTATTGACCACAAGTGTAAATCTGTTGGTATTGGTTCTGTTGTAATCTCATATTTATCAGATTCATTTAATATTTTTGGATGATTTTCTAATGTATCTGTCCAATCATCAATTTTTACAATAACATAAACTAATCTATTATTATAGGATGGCAACTCTGTTAATTTTCTACGTATGTATTTCATATTAATTTGAATAATAAGTTATTGTAGTTTGAAAATAAATAAATGTTGCACTGGTAGGCCAAGACATATTTATTTCATATCCATTATTAGATGAATTATTTCTTATTCCACCTCTGAATGATTGTGCTGATGTATTTGCTGTAAGTGTAGAACCACCATGACAATAACCAGGGTATAAAAAAGCACTTGCAGTAGAAGTTAATCCTGCTGGTTGTACAGGTGTAGGAACACCTGCTGGTAATGCAATTGTAACTTGTGTGTTACCACTTGATACGGTGCTATAAACTAATGATATGTTAAGTGTAACCATATTGCCAATTCTAGTCCATCTATAAGAATGATTTGTTGTACCTGTTGGTGCAGATGTACCCCAAGTAATTGTACCGGTATACGTTCCTGAAGTATCTTTAAATGCTAATGCTTGTGCGTTTGCTGTTGATGCTGTATTGTTTGCTAAAAATGTATATGATGGTATTGATTTACGTTGCAATGCTGATGTATCTCCAATAGTTAGTTTACCATTGATACGTGTAGAATAATTACTAAGCATTGTTGCTGTATCACTTATGTTCAATTTGCTATTAATTCTAGTGCTGTATGAACTAAGCATTGTTGCAGTATCACTGATGTTTAGTTTACCATTGATACGTGTAGAATAATTACTTAACATTGTTGCAGTATCACTTATGTTCAATTTGCTATTAATTCTAGTGCTGTATGAACTAAGCATGTTTGAAGTGTCTAAAGGACTTATTCCGGTCCCTGCCATAATTCCACTTTGTTGTGTAACAGTTAAAATAAGTGATGGTATTTGTGGGTGAATAAATGGTGAAGTTTGTGCTACTTCAGATAATAATCTTACATGTGTATCAGGTGTACTCCACATTAATTCAAAGTAATCATTACTGCTTACATTTAATACATAATTCCATGTAGCAATTATTTGTGAAGCAGTTGCACTACCACTCATTGCTATCTTGCCACCACTACCTGAAACATTGTTCCCATTTTTTCTTAACCAAATATCTATGACATCGGTTCCACTATTTGTTCTATCAAATTGTGCAGAAAATTGAATGTTATAAACTCCTGCATTAGCAATTTTTATTCTTGTATTACTTACTATTGAAACACCATTTGATAAATCAGTCACACCTAATTTCATTGCATATGGTGTATTAATTGAAACTGCTGTTTGTATAGTTGTATCTTGAAATGCACCATAATATCCAACTGGTGCAGGATTAGTTCCAACACTGTCTTTGATTGCATAAGTAATACTATTCTTTTTATAAAAAATACTATCCTTACCTGTTTTTCTAAAAATTGTATCTACTGCAATACCACTACCTGTTGGAATAGTAATATTACCATCAATATTTGCAGTGTAACCATTTACTGAAATTGGAATTGTTCCACCTGTACTTGGTACTTGAAGTCCAACATTTACATCAGGATTATTTATTAATTCAACATACGGATAAGTACCACCCCCAAATTTTAAACTACCTGTTGGACTGCTATTTATTTCCAATAAATTATCACCAGTTGTTGAATTTGTAATACTTAATATATTATCTCCAGTTTTATTAAAAATTAATGAATTACCAACTTGACCTAAATTAAAACCATTACTTGTTATTCCATTAGTTGTTGTTGCACCTTGTGTTGTTACCTGTTGCAATGTTGGTATTGTACCACTATTAATTACAATATTTCCTGTAGTATCTGCAAAATTACCATTAACTGAAATAGGTAATACATGGTTTGCACCTGTAATATAATTAGGCATTTGATATTGCTTATTTGCAGTTAAATTACTTCCTGCTAAACTAAATTCAAATGCATTAACTCTATTTTTTAAAACAAGACTACCTTCACCAATTGTTGCTCTACTTACACTATCAATATCAATAAAATTCCAACTATAATCATTATATTGTAATCTTGCATATTTAACACCAGCAGGATCATAAATATAATAGCTATTTGCCTTAATATCTTTTGTA